AAAAAAGAACAGAATATATGCTAAATTGCGCGGAACAAGAGAAGCCGTCTGCGATTGAGAAAAAAGTGCAGGAAGAAACTCTCAATGTATCAACTCCAGAGTTTATAGACCGGCTCATGAGGGAGAAGGGATTGAGATGAATGCGAAAAAAGAAGCACAGACGATACAAGGTACAAAGCAGGAATTTTTAAAGATTTTTCGGGAAATGTGCTACGCCAGGAACGCATGGCAAGTATGGGAAGATCTGATAAGTGCAATAGCATGTAGTCTGGCGAACTCTACGGATCCGGATAAAACGAATGTGCAGTATAAAGAAAGGGAAAGGGAGTATGCACAGTGCATAAAGAGACTTGGTGGAGTTGATAAACCAGCAAAGTGCTTCGCAATCATGGTGGAAGCCTTGGAGCGAGATCCAGAACAAGACTTTCTCGGAGAGTTATACATGGAATTAAATCTTAGGAATCATTGGAAAGGGCAGTTTTTCACTCCCTATCACATCTGCGACTTCATGGCAAAAATAACAGAGGGAAATATTGATGGAGAAATTGAGAAAAAGGGATTCATATCAATTTTTGATCCCGCCTGTGGAGCAGGAGCAACATTGATTGCGGCGGCCAACAATGCAAAGAAAGCAAAACATAATTTCCAAAATCACATCCTGTTTGTTGGCCAGGATATAGACAGAATTGTCGGTATGATGTGCTACATCCAGTTGTCGCTTCTTGGGTGTGCAGGATATATCTGCATAGGGAATACCCTAACCAATCCGATGGAGGGGCATGCGTTATTCCCGCAAGAAAAAGAAGGACAAGAGTTCTGGTATATGCCTATGTTCCGAATGGAGGTATGGTCGCTACGACGGATGTTTCATTGTATCGAATCAATGAGTGCCCAGACAAAGAAGAAAGAGGAAAAATTGGAAAAGTATTATATGTTTTTTGATTTTAAGAAGGAGGAAACGCAATGGGAGAAAATGTAAAGCATTTTTCGTTGGAAGAGAAAGATGACAATACCTACGGCTGGCCATGGAATGAAATTGTAAAGACATTTCTTCAAAGCCATTATAATGCCGAAGAAAAACAATACTCGATAAAAATTAGAGACAAAGAGTACAAAATCTTAAAGAGAGAAAGTGTCACGGTGTTCTATGACGCTGATGGCAACACATTGTTTGATGTGACCAATGACCGTCTGGACAAAGAGTACAAATCTGAAATATCTGATGTAGAGGAAGAATTGGAAAACAATGCCCCTGCAGAACCTATGGGGAAGGTAATTGAGGCAATTGAACAGGAAGCGTTTGAGACTGTCGTATCCGGAGATGAAAAAAATGTAAAAGCTGAGGATGTTGTTCCGATGGGAACTGCATCGCTTGCCGATATAGTGGAAGGTTTACCAGCACCGACGGATGAAGAAATAAAGAAAGCACAAGAGGAAAATGCAAAATCGTTAAAACAGAGTGCGAAGGAAAAGTTGGAAGAAGAATTAAAAAATGCCAAAGATAAGAACTTTGCTGACCCAGTTATAACCTATTTACTGAAGCGTTGTGAGGAAGATGACGGTTTGGCGGAAGATGTTCTTCAAAATCACAAAACATGGAAGAAATGTTTTGACTATATTTACGAGCAGGCAAGAAAACAGAAAAGTGGAAATTGCGCTGCGGTCCGAGATGATGTGGTTTATGAATGGGCGGAAGATTACTTTCATCTGGATGATAAGGCTGTTGAGGAAAAGAAGAAAAAAGAGGAGGAGAAGCGGAAAAAACAGCAGAAGCAGGATGCTGAGAAGCGTAAGCAACAGAAATCCAAACAGAAGACTGTCAAAGAAAAGATACCGGAAAAGACACCTGATGCGAAACCGATGAAAGAAGTCAAAAAGCAGGCTCCAAAGAAAAATGAACCAGAAGGACAAATGTCATTATTTGATTTGTTATAGGGAGGGGTATGTGTGGAAAAAAGAAAATTATCTGCTATTCCAAGACCAATCGCAACTCCAG